AGAAAAAGTCAATAGGAAAATAGAAGAAAATGGCTGAAGCAACATTAAATGACATAAGTAATGCGATTAGGGAAGACGGCAATAAGGACCGTGAGCAACTTAAGGGCGATTCTATTCGTCAATTTATACAATTAAGGTCATCCAACAAATTTTTAAAGTCATTAACTCAGGCACAAATTGATTCTAACGAACAAATGAATAAGCAATTTGAACAGCAGCAAGAGGCATTAAGAAGAGCAAATGCTAAAAAGACATTGGGTGGACCGGCCAATGATAATGAAACCAGATTTCAGAGAATTATATCGAGCCTAATTGCTGGTATTGAAAGTACCATTAACGTACTTGAAAGGATAAAAAACGCACTTCCTAGTAAAAAGACTGCCTTTGGCTTACTATTTGGTGGTCTTGCTGCTGCCTTTGCTTTTTTTCCAGATTGGGTAAAAAGAAATATAATTAATCCACTGATAGATGTTATTAATGTATTTCGAGGCGAAGACTATACAACAACACTGGGAAGAGTTGTCTATAATTTAAAAGAGGGTTTGGGGTGGATATCTGATAATTTTGGTGAAGAAGCAGCATGGGTGACAGGAATATTAGGTACCGTTGCTGCATTAAAACCAATTACTACCTTAAAGGTTCTTTCTGGTAGTTTGAAAGGGTTCGGAGAGCTTGGAAAATTTTTGGGACTGCCTGTCATTGGTGCCATTGGAGGTCTTGTTATTGCTGCTGGCGCACTTTTACTTGCTAAAGAAGGACTGGATTATCTAAGAAACTTAAATATTGAAGATGAAGTAAAAAACATCCAGGAAAAGAAAACTGCTCTTATAAATGCGTTGGCAAGTGGTAATGTCAATGATATCGAAAAAGCCGAAACAGAATTAAGGCAAACTTTAACCAGAATGAGAGAAAGTACGTTAGGTGATTCTGATAGAATTAAAGCTGAGATGGAAACTGCAAGTGAAGTATTAGCAACAGAGGCATTGAAAAGACAAAAAGACGCCTTAAATAGAATTAATGAGATAGGGGAATTAGCAGCAAGAGATGCTGAAACAAAGGAATTGGTTAGGAAGATAAAAATGGGTGCGGTAACGTCAATAGTCGGAGCCGACGACCCATTAGTAGAAGCTAAAGCTCAATTTGAAAAGATCGCTGGTTTGAATATACCTCAAAAGCAGAAAGACGATCTGATACAGATTATTCAAGGTGGGCTCGAACAGGACAAAACATTAAAAAGGACTCAGAGAAATGCTATCGGGCGCTTATTCACCGATGAGGAAACTGCAAGACTAAAACGACTTGAAGACAATGACATGTTTGGCGAGATGACTGGAGAATCCTCTGGTTTAACATATAGGACCGAGAAAGAACTATTAGCTAGGGGTAAATTAGAACAGTCTGTTGCGGCTCAAAACGCAAAAAACCTTCTGAAGCAGCAGGAAATGCTTGCTAGGGGAGGTAGGGGAGGTTTCAATGATGAAGTTGGTGGATTAAATATGCCTGTTGTTGCCCCAGTAACTAACAATAATGATAACAAAAAAACAGTTAACAATGTATATTATAATGTCTTTACAGATTCGAATCTGAATCCTTCAACTGGCCGATATGAAAATGGTGTATTACCAAGCTATATGTAACCAAATAAAAAAGGGGAGCTAAAAAGCTCCCCTTTCTCTTAGTCTTCAGCCAACTTCTTGAAGAACGATAAACTATCATCATCCTCATCATCATTGGTCATTGCCCACGACGGCGATGAATCTTCAGTCTTGCGTTCAGGAGCAGATGCTTCCTTGAACTGAGGCTTGAAGTCCATCACCGCCGGCTCGTCTTCCTGGGCGGTCGTTTTGGGTGCGTGTGAACCGCCATCAAGAGCGAGTACCCGATAGAGTTTAGTCTTCAGGTCATCATAGCTCTTGAAGTTCTTAGGATCGACGAGTTCTTGTAGGGAGTGCTGCGACTTCCAGATACGTTCCAACTCATCATCATCAGTATGAAGAGGAGTGGCAGAAGCAAAATCGGAACGGTCATAGTTACGATATCCTTCTACATTACGAATCTTGAGATTGAAGTTTGCACCTTCCCAAAAGTCAAAAGGATTCACTGGAGTTTCATCTTCAAACTGAGGATTCATTGCTTCGTTCAGCTTGTCGAAAATCTTCTTGCCATACTGATAGAGAAAGACCTTACCTTCGTTCTCAGGTTTAGCAGAATCCTTTACGATATAAACGTTAGAGAAATATTTCAGACGGCGCTTCTGCTTGCGAGCAATCTCCTTATCAGAGTCAACACCAGAGTTCCAAAGCGTAGAGTTGTATTCGGATACTGGATCATCTTGACCGATTGATGTGAGAGAGTTCTCAATATACCAGCCGCCTGGACCTTGAAAGCCGTGGTCCCAGAGACGAACGAAGGGCATATCTTCTCCGTCAGGTGCTGGAAGGAAGCGTAGTACAGCATAGCCATTACCAGCCTTATCGACCTGTGGCTTCCAGATACGGTCATCACTGTATGTCTGCTTTGCTTGATTACCGTTCAACTTCTGAAGTTGAGCGTTTAGCTTGTCAAAAGAGTTCTTTTGAGTCTTCATTTGTGCGAATGCGTTCATGTATATTTTCCTTGTATGTACGATTTATCCAAAACGATCAAGCAATGTTTGTTTCATTACTGACCTATCATATTGTAGAAACGGTTTGTATTTACTACTCTTAGAGTATACAACCTCCCAGATGATTTGTAAAGCTATTTTGTTATTCCAATGCTTAAAAATATCTAGAACGTCGTCGAGTATAATCAGCGATTCTAGTGAAAAACGTTTAGCAATAACTTCGTTTAACAATGGTGGATGCTGACCATCTACCACTTTAAAGTTAGAGTCAAAATCTTCGTCTAATGTTTGTATCTCCTGTTTGAAGTGATATGATAGCGATTGAATCTTCTTCAACCACTGCTTATATATATCGTCGCTTTCACTGTTTAGCAGGTCTCCAATCCATATTTTTTTGTCAGAGTTGACCATGTTAGCAATGATATAATTCTTGTAATCATTATGTTTTGATAACTTATAGAACTGAAACTTATCCTTTCGAATTTCAAACGACTGCGGAGAAGCATTTACCTTGCCGTTGTACTTGAAGTAGTCATACGACGAGGTAAAGTGCCTCTGTAGTGCTAGATACGCAAGGTATGTATTATATGCGTCTCTGGTCGAGTATGTGTTCATACAGGCAGCTTTGCAGTCTTCTCCATCATATAGAGGTCTTCTGCTTCGTCCTGAATGCGAGATTTGATATTGGGGTTTTTGCGAATGATATCAGCAAGTGCTTCAATCTCAATATCATTCTTGTGAGCATAATCCAATACAGCTTCCATATAATTGCTGTCTGGCTGCCTAGCAGTCTTATATACATACTCAAAAAATTCGTCATACTGTAGCTTGAGCATCATGGCAAACGTTCCTTCAATGTTTGAATTCTATTTTCAAAATAACCTATGATTGATGCTTCATCGTCATAAATGGTATCCACCCTACTAAAATTAACTTTTAACACTTCAACATGGCGTTGAAACACGGCAAGTTCAATCAGTTCAGCAGCATCAAGCATCTGGTATCTCCCTGTTTAGATTACGTCAAGACGAGTTAGAGCCATTTCTCGTTCTAAGAGTTCGTTATATTCTTTCTCCGATATGATGTGTGGGGAATGGTCTATGTGCCAGTGAACAGAACGATTCACCGAATCGTGAATGTAGTCTTCAGCCTCATAGAAGTCTTCAAATTCGAGGACCTCTGGATTTGGGTCAAGTGAGTCTACAGCGATTGTTACACGATATTTCATTCTACACACTCCTCAACGATAAAGTCTGGATCGTCTTTAACTGCAATCCAACGTAAGTCTTCAAGGTCCATGGAGATTATCATGGCAAAGGGACCAGCGAGACGCTGATGCGTTGTTGTGTGAATACGCTCACTAATCTTGGTACACAACCACTCGGTACCGAACTGCTGAATGCGGTTCTTACCGTGCTTGCTCTTGCCCTTGAGTTCGATTGTATCACCTACTTGCATAACAAATTTCCTTATGAACGAATGCCGTGTTCTGCTGCTAACTCAGTTCCGTTGAACAGAGTGAAGCCATCCACATCGTTGATAGCAACCATCACTTCGAGGTCGATACCAGCTTTGGTACGAACGCTCTCAATGCGACCCCTACCAAGAGGAGTATCAATGAAGTCACCCTCGGCACCCCAAAGGTCTTCCATGAAGGTCTTCATCTCAGGAGAAATAGTCTTTATCATCTGTCTTCCTTTCTTCTCTCTATATACTTAATATAAGCATTCTGAAGACAAATGTCAAGGGTTATTTTCACTTTTTTTCAAAAAAAATGGTGCTGCCACGAGGATTCGAACCCCGGACCTGAGGTTTACAAAACCCCTGCTCTACCATCTGAGCTATAGCAGCTTAATCTTCATATGTGTTAGCATATCGTTTGCTAGGTCACGGAACCAAAGGCTATCGTGACCTCGTGTCGTTTCAGCGGCTGTACCAATACGAATACCACTTGTTTCTACAAAAGAACGTGGATCGTTAGGCACACCATTCTTATTCACTGTGATGCCCTTTGCTTCAAGCATATCTGCTGCATCACGTCCAGAACGATTCGTCCCGCTAAGATTTAGCAAAACGATATGAGAGTCTGTGCCACCAGTCTGAACGTTCATACCTCTGTTAGTAAATACCTTACACATCACTTGAGCATTATGAACAACATCCTGGCTGTATAGTTTAAAATCATCAGTGTTAGCCTCAATGAACGCCTGCGCTTTTGCAGCAATCATATTCATCAGAGGTCCGCCCTGTGTGCCAGGGAATATAGCGCTATTTATTTGCTTTGTATAAGATGGATTGTTCCATAGAATGATGCCGCCTCTGGGACCACGGAGCGTCTTATGAGTTGTGCTTGATACTACATCAGCAAACTCACATGGGTTGTCATAGACGCCACCTGCAATCAAGCCAGAGTAGTGAGCCATATCTACGAATAGATAAGCACCAACACTGTCTGCAATCACACGCATTGCATCCCAGTCGATTTGTCGAGGGTAAGCACTCGCACCAGCAACAAGCATCTTTGGTCTGAACTGATGAGCCTTATCAGATACCTCTTGGTAATCGATGAAGCCATTCTCGTCCACACCATACGAATGTGCTTTGTATATTTTTCCTGAAGCAGTCATTGGCGCACCATGAGTTAGATGTCCGCCAGAAGCAAGGTCCATGCCGAGGATCGTATCACCCGGTTTTAGAAACGCTTGATATACAGCCATGTTAGCATTAGCACCAGAGTGCGGCTGTACGTTAGCATACTTGCACCCATAGAGTTCTTTCAGTTGGTCAATTGCCAACTGCTCAATCGAATCCATATGCTCGCAGCCGTTGTAGTAACGCTTGCCTGGATAACCCTCTGCATATTTGTTTGTAAAGATACTACCACAGAGTTGCATAACAGCATCACTAGCAAAGTTCTCACTAGCAATCAACTCAATCGTATCATTTTGTCTAGTAACCTCACTTGATAAAATTTTATTGACCCTACTGTCAATTCCTGTACTGTGATACATTTCATCTCCGTTGTCTCTCATAAAGTCCCAATGCGACAATCGTTTTTCGTTCATTTTAATAGCATTCCAATAAACAGTTAGTAGATCATTATACTTTATCATTATAACTATCAGCAAATTTGTGGGCTAGTGCTTCGTTGTCATATTTATATTTTACAGCAAATTCTGTGTTGGAATTTTTATGATGAATCCAAATTTCATATCCATCATTATCGAGGTCATGAACTCTTGCAAATCCATCACGTTTATTCCTGGGCATTTTTGCAACCAACATAAAAACGACTCCAACAAAAAAATAGAGGGGAGAACAACTCCCCTCTATATATCACGTTAGAATTTAACTGAGGTCGTGAACCCAACAAAGGTATCTTGATATGCAGCGTCACCATCTGTCGTCATTTTAACATATGGCGTTACACCAACATTAAACAATTCCAAATTGTATCCAGCTTCAAGTTCAACGCCAGTCAATTCAACTTCATCAACAAGCATTGTTGGCGTCACACCAACATAAATCGAGTTCCAATCGATAGTTGCGCTAGGCTCTGCTGTGATTGTGCCTGCATCGATTGCATAAGAAATATCGTTACTGATTGTAAGACCCATACCATATGGCAATAGACCGCCTTCTGGTGCTGCTTCGCCATCTGCTAGTGCAGGCGTTGCAACAAATGCTGTAACTGCTACAGCGGCTAGTAGCTTCTTCATTTATTTGACTCCTTTAAAGTTAAAAGTGACAGGGAGGTCCGAAAACCTCTTCTGTTTCCAAGCGTCCTGTCCCGCTCATAAGAATTATGCTGCTAGAGCATATTCCTGAGAAACGAAATTATCGTTTGCATTTAGTTTATATAGTCATATCGTGACCAATCGGTAACTCCAGTCATCTATTATCTGCATGTCGAAACCTGTTTCGCCCCCATAAGATTTATGGTGGAGGCGTCCGGTACTGCCCCGGAGTCCATTACAGTTTTCAATTTCCTTCATCGTTACTTCTGTATATATCTAACCCCAAAAGACCAGATATATAATTCCACTGAGTAAAGTGATATCAGCACAAATACTCCAAAGAATATATGCTCTAAGCATCCATTTACTTACTTTTCGTACTAGAGGGTTCTTCATCTTGAACCCCCATAATTAGCTGTTTCATATCAGTCTTCCTTTGATGGATCAACTGGCTTATCAACTTCAATTTCACCGTCCTTGATAGCTTTAGTTACTAGGGCAGCAAGGTTCCAATCGTATGTACCCCCAAACTTTCCTTCAGGGTCGTAATCATCTTCTTTTTTCTCTTCGCTCATGCTAATCATCCTTTGTAGCGATAATAGTATTCTACGACTTTCTACTGCTTCTGTCAATACTTTTTTCAATTTTTCTACAATACTTTTATAAGCAAATCCCGTGTAGACGCCTTGAAAGAATATTCTTTCTTCATTAAATTCATCACCTTTTCGTACTTCTGCTTCTACAACTTTGATGATAGAAGTAGGTGGTAAAATAATTTCTTGCTCAGGATCGTGTTGACTATGTTCTAAGAGGGGTATAACCTTAGACCCTTTCGGTAAAAAGATTCTCATTCTATCTTTACCGCCGATAGTCACATCTGTTCTTAAAGATGCACTTGTGAAAGCTGGGTCAACGTATTCATAGCCAGGAACAATCGCTTCTCTCATTTCATATGGCACCATAGTAGAACGATACACATACATACTCTCTGGTAGAGGCTTTAGCTTTTCAAAAATTCTTGCCATTTTAGCAATTCTTTTCGTGCCGTTTGTCAATTCGTCAATTTCAGATTTAGTAAGAGGTTCTTTTCTAAACAACTTACTCACAATATTTCTAAGAGGATCGTTGAAAGAACTATAACCATGACCACTATAATGTACAACATTTTTATATACTGATTCGGGCAACTTCTCTATCTCATTATAATAATTGAGTCCGCCTTGACTTTGTAAGTGCTGGCGAATTGTACCAATATCATATTCCGAACTCTCTACAAAGAAATTCCCTTCAATCTTTACTTCACTCGTACCAGTTCCAGGCATTGTTGACTTGAATTCTGTCATATCAATATCTAACTTAGGCTTCTTTTTTACCTCACTGGTTTTTGATACTTTAGTAGCAGCTTTCTTTTTAGCATTTCGATAAGAAATAATTGCCACCATTTGTTTTTCGTCATTCACACCAGAAGGCTCAGCCATGTACTTCAGAATCTCAATCCAAATTTGACCAACAGCACCCTTGATATTACCCAAGTTTGCGTTAGGAAGACTACTAAAAGCAGCCATCGTATCTATGATTTGTTTATTTAAATCACTCATTTGATTATACACATATTGTAAATTATCAAAATTTACTTTGTTTATATCAAATCCATCTACTCGTAATGCGTTTGCAATTTTAGAAAACTCTGGAGTTGTTCTAAGAACATTAGCAAAAGCGCCAACTGATGACATATCCTCTGGCTCAAAAACTTTTTTACTAAGTTCAGAAAGCTCTTTGTCTACTTCGGATTGCTTTTCAATGTACTTCTCTACT